TTAATATCCCACCAGGTTAAACCTGTTTTCTCGAGATATTTTTGAGTTAAAATCTTCATTCCAATATTTACACCATCTTTGCTAAGTACTCTTACTCCATATTCATCTTCAATAGCTATACGTAAATCAATAGCTGTTTTACATCTATTTAAAAGCTCTGTAGTAGACTCAATATCATTTATATTATAGTCTATCATTTCGTCAAAATCTTCTAATGGAAGAGGCTTACTCCAATCACATACAAATTCTTGTACATTAGGATATTGCATAGTTACCTGAATTTCTTTCAAACCTACTCTAAGTTTATTAGAATATAGCATAGTAAGAATATCAAAAGTATCAAACCATATTTGATATTTCCAATGTTTCCAGGCATCTATATTATCCTCAGTAGAAGTAGTAATAGTTTTACTTAGATTGAAGATAGAATTACATATAGTAGCTACATTATAACTCATAAGTTTATCTTCATACTCTATAATATAATTTATTATAGGATTATCATAATGTAGGTTATTATATCCACAAAAGATAATATCTGAGTTTATTACTAGTTCTGTTCCATAAAAGTCTCCCCATTTTATATAAGTATTGACTTGTTTAAAGAATTTAACTAATTCCCTTAGCTGATTCTTTCTTTCAGAGATTTCAAATTTATATATTTCTCCTGTTTCTGTATTTTTAACAGAACAATGAAAAATATTCTGAAATACCTCAATATCATATACATAGACCTTTTTGTCACGTATAATCATATTAATAATATTTAGTTAGATTCCGTAGTCAGACTCGAACTGACACAAATCGCACAGACTTACATTTTGCTGCGGCTCTAACCTATTCTTGAGCTATACGGAATTCCATAGATATTACGCTGCTATTTTATTAATAGCAGGTTTTATAAATTTTCTATAGTAAGCTCTACAGTCACTTACTCTGTTTTTTCCTTTGCAACCTCCTACATGTTGCTTTCTGTTCTTATCTCTTCCTACATAGAATTGTAAGAATTTCAAGGGACGTTTAGATTTCTCCAAACGAAGCCTTGCTTCTTTTTGTTTTGCTAATTTCCACTTATTTAAAACCAATTTTGTTTCTATTTATGTCAATTTCTTTTTTTAAAGTATGAACTATAACTACGCTATTAGGATAAACTCTAATCTCTGTGTAATAATCGTTATCTCTCCAAAACAGAGCTTTTTGCACTCTATATTCAAATTTTGAATTACTTTCAAAGAAACCTTTTCTTAAATAGATGATTAATTGTTCTTCTTTTGAATATTCTACTGTTATTTTGTCCATTATGCCGCTAATAATGATTTACCATCATAATAAATTATATTATTGTCTCCTTCAATGTCTTGTATAGTTATACCGGCAAATGAGGAATCATTACGATACTGTTTAGCTTCTTTAGCTGCTTTTTTCTTTGCCTCTTTTCTTGTAGAAGCTATGAAATAGTCAGTTTTAAAATCGTACGTACGTTTATCGTCGTCACTACGTCTACGATTTATTACATACTTAAACTTTCGCTCTTTAGGCTTCTCTTTAACAGCTAATTCAGCTGCTGTAAAGCCTTTTTGTTTACCTGCTTTGATAGGTAAAGGCTTATATTTTAAAGCTTCCATACGAGCTTCTTTTGCTGCTTTCTGTTGAGTAAACAGCTCTTTCCATTCTGCCTTAGAATGTTCTTTTGGCTTAGGAGATTTAGTGAATAAAGAATTCTTTACTATTCTAGTAAATTTCTTCTTTTCTTTACGTGTGTAGTGGGTAGTTGGATCATAGCCTGCTTTCATAAGAATATTTTTTATTAGTTCTTTTTTAGACTGTTTGATAGCCTTATTCTCTTCTATAGCATTTTTTGCTATTTCAGTAGGCTGTTGTTTATTCTTAGAACTCCTGGAGTTCCAATTTACTGTTTTCCCATCTTTTACTTCAGTAACTAAAGACGGACCGATCTCGAAATCTCTAGTAGTTTCTGCTGGACAATATTTCTTAACATATTCTCCGTTTATTACTATTCTAGGATAATTACGCTTTTTAGCTTTAGCTGATCGTTTAGCATTTCTTACTGTCTGTTTCTTTACTCTATATTGTTTATTCTTTTTCATAATTTTGATAATTTTAAAGGGTTAATACTAAGAAAGGGAAGGGGAAGCTACTCCCCTAAGTCTTTCCATAAGAGTCATAAATATATAAAATAATATCTTTAGTCTTATATTTTTTCTTAAGCTGCAATAGATAGAGGAGCTTCTTCAAGACTTAATTCAGCCTTGTTATTAAACTCTTCAATTTCTTTGTTAAGTTTGTTAATCTCTAACTGAAGTTTATTCTTCAAACTATTAATATAATCTGAAGTCAATTCTTCAGTAGTGTTCAGATTTTTCTTTCCTTTTGAACGCTTGAGCTTAGGGTCTAGGGTCTTAATTTTGTTCAAATGGAATAACTGTTCCTGCTTTTCACTTAAAGTAAATATAGCAAGATAGTTATTTGTTGTAGGCAATTCTGAGAACTTCTTGTAACCTATATTGATACACTGTAAATACAGTTTCAACAGGATACGTTCATCAGCCTTAGCTTGGATTTCATTAAGTAACTGTTTCAAGTCAAAATTACGAGTGGCACCCTTAGGGATGATATTCTCGTTCTTAATAATATTCCAATATTTAGTAATTTCATTACTAAGTTCTTTACGATGTGTAATAATATATTTAGATGTAATTGATTTCATGTTCAAGTTGATTTTTTAAAGTTAATACTTGACCAAATTACGTCTACTAGTTGTAGTGCTGGTGAGACTCGAACTCACAACTCTCAACTTAGAAGGTTGATGTTCTATCCAGTTGAACTACAGCACTATATTTAAACAGGGCCAATTCACCCTGTGAAAATATGTTGTTTTTATTACAATATTCCAATTCAAATACTATACTTGTTTAACCTTGCCTAATCGTACTGGTACGACTACGCCCGGTCTTATTTCAATACCGGCAAACCCGAATATATTGTCAGAGACAACAAGTTTGCCAGTTAGACCTTTCTCTTTTGCGAATTTTTCAATAGCTTCTTTATTGATATACTTTGAGTGCAGCTCTCCGCTCGAAGCATTCCTCATACTATCAAATAAAATATCTACAACACAATCGAGATCTTTGTTTTTAATTGCTTCCTTCAGTAATGCTTGTGTAATACCGTCAAAAGCTACATCGTTTCTAGTTCCTCCAGAACCAGTTATTGCATCTGCAATACGTATTGCTACATCTAAAAGACTTACCGATTCATAAGTATTTAAAAGCCGTTGCCACCATAAAGGCCCTTTGCCATAGTAAAAGAAGACCTGACCATCCTCTCTTACAGATACCGCATTAGGTGTTACTTTAGTGCTTCCGTCCCAATTCTGAACTTTAGCTAGTATAGTAGGCTCGACGCAAATAAGTAGTCGCAGAAGCTCTATTCTTACTTTAGAAATTCTGCTCATAGTATTGCTTATTCAGTAGTTTCTTCAAGATTTACCTGAAGTGTTACTTCTGTTTCGTCAGTAACTACACCACACTGCCGTTGATATTCCAACTGCATACGGTCAGACTGATCCATCATATCACGTACAGTCTCACTGAGTCGAATGAACTTGCGAGACAAATCCTCATAGAAGTTGAGGATACCCTTGTTATGTATCTTCAACATATCGTTCAGCATAGGCAATTCCTCTGCTGCAAAGAACATTGGTTTACTGTTCTTCTTACCAATACGTTCGATACATTCAGCCACGCTCTTCCGGTCAGCCTTACTGAAATCAGGCTTGACTAACGGGAATACAAGATTCGGGTCGTTGTCATCCGGATTCAACATGATTTTCGGTTCACCATCTAAGTCCTTAGCGATGAACTTGACATCTAAAATGTCAATGGCCTTAATAATGAATACGTTTACTTCTTTCCGTAAAGTATTCTTGTCATTGAGCACATCTTCCTTCCATTTAAGGTCAGGATTCGTTGCTACTACAGTATAGATTTGTTCACCAAAGAACCGTCCATACTCTTTTGCAGTTGCTCGATAACGAGCCATAACTTGAGCAGCAGTGCTCTGTGTTCCTACTAATGCACCAATAGAAGATGCTACATTATTTTTATCCATAAGAATGTTTCCTTTCTGAGTCCATGCTTGATTTCACCAATACGAAACTCTCTTAATTTTTAATTAATACTTTGTTAATGCTCTCCACCTTTCGACTATTTATATACTAAAGTATGCGTCTTATATCATACCGCTTTACTAAGCTTTGAAAATTTTAGTAGTGAAGTCAATCACATAATCTACTTAGCTTACTTTGAAAATAAATTGAAATAATTTATGAGAAATACTCTGAGAGTTACTTCTGATAATACTTTGGTAATTTGAGCTTATCGTACTCCAACGGATAAGATTCAATTTATACGATGCTTACCGCACCCATCACCCTACTTTATATCATGTTCTCTTGCATAAGTATTGTACAAGCATAATATATCGAACTCTTTCATCAGCAACTGGTATGCCTAGGAGTAATTAAGGATTACAACATTCTAAGCGAATGAGGGTCGTTTCTGTCGAGAAACGTTACTAAAACACTACAAGCTGCCTAATTTTTCAAGACACCCACTTGACCTCTCGGATTTCTTATTTATACTACACGAATACGAGGATTTCCACCTCTCATCAGCATCATAAATACCGATACTATCTCCGCTATTGCATGAGAAACCTGAGTATATAGACAGTATACTCTTATATTTATTACTTTAAATCTGAATCAGCGTTCTTCATACATACTAAGTTGCAATTAGTACTTTACGAAGTGTCAATGTCAGCGATAACGGTTGGTAGTCGGGGTGGCGACCTGTCTACTCACACTACTCTTACGAATGGTAGTCTCAGCGTTTACAGTTCCATTGAACTTCCCATTTTATTAAAGATTAAACAATTAAAGCTCATTTATTCATAGCTGGCTTTATTCAGCGTAGATACATTAGTAAATACAGCATAACATCTTATACTCATAACCTAATGACATAGTCTTCTGTATCTCCTTAGTTTTAAATACGACTATTAATAACAACAATTCTGGCGTGAACTGCATTATATTAAGAAGAAGTTTACATATCTTGAAACTTATAAGCTCTGCCGTTTTTTAATAGGTGTTTTCTCTGCATCACCTTAGTCTTATTTTTACCACATAATATGACTTGCTAAAGGTCACTGTATCTAGAATCAGGGTTATAGCGCCCTCAAACCGCTCGACGAGTCTGTTGCTCCGTAATCATTCCTCATTCAATTATACTCACACGAACGACCAAGCACGTGAGTCACTTTAGACTTGAAAGACTGTATCAATCTCATATACATCACTCCTACTTCATCCTTGGAACATTGCGTATCCACCTTCACGAGGACCTTATTTACCATAAGGCACAGAATTGGCTTCTGCTCCACGATAATCAGTCAAGTTTACATAGTGTGTACCATAACACGGTTATCCTTACATTAGTATCAGTAATTTACTACCTTCATAAGTACAAGTTCCAATATCCACAATTGCATATTGCATCACAGTTGATGTGTACTGAACACTATAGTTAGCAATGCTATTTTTCCTTTCTGGGTGCATAGTTGCACTTTTGTTGACCGATTTTGGAGACCGGTGATCGCGTTATATGCTGTCTCTTTTTTTCCATGAGTTGGCTGCTTTCTTTAGGTGAAACTAACCTTGCCTCTCGGCTTTACTTATTCTTTCCAAAGGAATAAGTCAGGAACCGTATTGCTCCTGTTTCAGCGTCGTGTTTATACTCCTATTTGATTCTGATTTTGATAACCTAAAACGAGTAATTATAGAGGATTTCGTTCCCCTTGCTTTAATTTATAACTCTGCATTAGCGGTACTGTTTGCAGTAATTAAGAGTCTTTAGTATTCACCAATACGGTTCTCAATACCTAATGAGGATTAAGCACTCTGATCCCCTGCTATCCGTTTTTCAGACGTTTTAGCCTAATATCCTACCTTTTGAGTGATCTCACTGTTTTAGCAGCTAACATATTCTCGGATTCTGTACTTTTTCGGGCCAGTAGAAATGACTACAGCTCCCTAACGGGCGCGACTGATATTCTTTTATATCTTTCCGCATGACTTCCCTGGAGTGATTCACGCTATAGTTTTACTCCTCTCGAACTATGACATAATTATAGGTTTTTTAAGTGGTTATTGTCATCAACTATTTTCCACTGAGCTTTTCTCTTCAGCTATTTTTTTTTATTCTGTTCTGGTTCTAACATAGTAATCTTACCTGTACTTAGGCAGATTGTTGCAACAATCTTCTTACCTTTACAAATATCTACGAATTTGTTTTTTATATCACTACTACTGATGTAATCAACTGGTTCCATGATACTTGCGTTAAATCCATCCAAACATTTACAAGCATTACTTACAGACAAACGTAAGTACTTTTCAGTATATAAGCAATTAGCTATACTATCTTTAGTCTGATTATTAATAATATCAGACTGGTCTCCTTCTACTATAAAGTAAGAAGATTGAGATAAGATAGAACTAAGTTTACATCTTGCTTCTTTCATATCCTTAATGATACGAGATAATCGTATCATTTGTTTTAGTATAACTAGATTACTTACCATGAGAATTTACTTTAGACAATGGGGAAATAGCTTTAACACTGTCTGGCATAGTACCTATAGATTTAATGTAGGGATATCCAGAAGCTACTTCTTTTTCTATTGTTTTAGTTCTCCACTTAACTATTGGTTTTGGTTCACCAATAGTCTTTACATTCACAATTGCGTCTGTTGTTCCTTTCACGGATACTTCTAATGTAGATAGGTCTACTTCGACATCTATCTTATCGACAGACTTACTCTCTTCACTATTAACTATAGGAAATTTTGGCATTTCTATAGGTGAAGGAATTACAGGTGCTGCCTGTACTACTGTGACTGTCTGTCGCAGTCCAAAGCCAATTATGCAACTGGCGATGAACATGCCGACAGCCGTAATAAATCTAAAATTCATATTGATTATGCTATTTTAGAGAATGGTTAGTCTTTATACCCTATGAATTGTAAAAACTTACGCCACATGCTTAATTTTTTTTTTCATCAGCGAGTTTTTCTTCCTTCTTTTCTGGGTATTCCTTCTCTACTGGAGAAGTTATTGATGACTGGCAGTACGCAGCAAGACGAGAAGCTGGGTCACGATACAGATTAATAATCTGACCAACTTTCAGACGAAGTTCATCAGGTGTCGGGATTTCATCTTTACTGAAGAAGTTAGTCTTAATAGAACCTAATACCATTCGAGCAATCTTTCGATCATTCTCAAGCTGGTTCTTCTTAGATTCTTCTACTCCTTCGAGATTGATTCCCCAATCTGCAAACAACTTATCAATATACTCCTCGCCTAAGTTCGAGATAATGGCTGAAATAGCCTTATCTGACTCTGGCGTGAGTTCTTTATTATCCTTCTGTTTCAGACGGAAATTCTCGTTGATAAGAGCGCGTACAGTTTCTGCAACTTGTTCTTCACTCCATCCAGCTTTCGTCAAATGGTTGTGAAGTACTGAGTGTGCCATACACGGAGAGCCAGTCTGTGAAGTATACACATATACTGAGCTTCCTAATCCCTTAAGTAAGCTAACAGGGTTGATACGGCTGAATATTTCATTCATCCAATCACCTACTGTCATCTCATCTAATGCTAACTTCTTGTCAGCGTTAGTTTCCTTAAGGCCGCGTAAAGTACGATACCATTCTACGGTGTTAACAATGTTTGTTGCTACATTTCTCTCTTTGTTGATGAGGTAAGTTAACGCTTCGTCAATTTCCTCATCTGTTGTGATCTTATTCGGATCAAGCTCCGGTACTTTAGTAACAGTCTTACCAGCATCTTTTGCTAGTTCTTCTGGAATCTCTGACTTGTTAAAGTCAATAGCCAGTTGACCATCATCACTACCTGGTAATGCTTTAGCTGGAGCTAGTTTAATACCTAGCATTTCAGCCATACCTTGCAACGGCATGAGTTGATTTGCATCAATCATCAGTTGCAATTCACCACGTTCGCCACGGTTGAATAAGTCTTGGCGAATATCGACAAGGGCAAGCAGACTCACTACATCAATCGTACGATTGATGTCTGCGTATACTTCAGGATAGCGTTTGGCAAGTTCTTCGTTGTTAGCGTAACGCTGTTGCATTACAAATGCTAACATAGCCTTTCCGTCTACTGATGAAGCTGTCGAACCTACAGGAATACCTGCACCAGTTATTCCACTTACAAGCGATGTTGCGCGCTTGAGAGCCTTTTCTTCAGGAGATACTTTCGGTTTGTCTTCTGTAACTTCTTCAGGAATGATAGTAGGAGTTTTGTCTTTCTTCTGCTTTTGGGTGCCGGACTTCTGCTCTTTCTTCTGTTCCTTCTGTTCTTTCGTCTCTCCTTTCTGGTCTTTGTTGGTTACTGTCTGTGCAGCTACTTGAGGCTTCTTTTCCTCTTTCTCGTTCTCCTTTGTTTCAACTTTCTCAGCTGTCTGCTGAGTATTCTTGTTATTTTCTTTTGCTTCTGCTTTTGCAGCTGCAAAATTAGCTGCTTTCAATGCTGCCTTTCTTTCAGCCTTAGACATTTCTTTTTGTGCCATAATTCTTGATAAATTTTTTGGTGGTTAATAATAATTTTTTACTTTCAGTCGATAGAATATTTAAAGAGGTCAACTATCATCCTCTATTGCTGGTGAGTCACGCCCGTTAGTATAGATATTACTAATCAATGCGTCTGATAACTTTACTTTAAGTTCTGACATGTTACTCACAACCCCAGATAGGCAATTGGTAGTACCTTCTGTCACTGTACATACTAAGCTTTGTGTGCATGCAGAACTATAGTCATCAACGGTGTTGATTAGCTGAGTAATGGAAGTATCTTTTTTGTTCATTCCTGAACGCACGATTACTTCCTTACTCAACATACCTACTAACAAGCCAGCTACGATGCAGGAGATATAAATCCACCACATTTTGTCACTGCGAAATCCTCTCGCAAAGACGAATGCTACTAATAGTAGCACAATAATCCAAATTGCTGACATGTTTGTAAATTTTTAGTTTAACAATTGTTTTAATTTCTCTCTAGCTTTATTAAGCTGAGATTTTACTTGGCTCTCTGAGAGACCCAATTGTTCAGAAATCTGTTTGTAAGACATATTCTGAACAGTACGTAGTTCGAGTATATATCGGTACTTATAACGAAGTCTATTGAAGGCATTTGTTAATCTGGCATCTGTTTCATTGAAGATATAGTTATCTTCAGGTGAGTAGTCGGCCGAACTTCTCAATTGAACAGTACTAGTGTCATCATCCAGCCAATAGTTTGCATTCTCCTTTTTAGTACGTCTAATATAATCAATACTACTATTTATAGCTATTGTTTTTAACCACATCTCAAATGAAATGTTGTTAATATAACTATCTAGCTTAGAAAAAGCTTTGGTAAAAGTAACAGATAATAAATCATCTGCTGCATCTTTATTATTTACAATACGATATATAGTACTGTATATAATTCGATTATACTTTTCATAAAGCTTTGTGAAGGCACTTTGTTTGCCTTCTTTCGCCTGTTTGATCAGATCGAAAAGCTGTTGTCTTTCTTCATCTGTCATAATTATGGGCTTTAGTGTGGGTTATAGTCAACCCAATGACTATAACCCTAGAAAGGTAATTGCAATATATATCTGCAATACCACTCATTCCATTCATCATAGAACTTACGGAAAGTATCCCATATACATTCCATGAACTCAATCTTCAAATCACGAGTAAGTACTTCAATAGGTAATTTGTTTACCATACCACAGACTATTCTTATTCTTACTTCAAGAGTAGTTTTAGAAGCTATGCCTATTTGCTGTAGTATTTGAGTATCATACCATGCTAGTACTTTAGATAATGTTTGTTTTTTGAAGAATTTGTGGAATTCTGTTTCTCTTATTTCCTTGTTTTGTATTCTTAAAAATACATACCAGGATGGTCTCCAATTTATCTGATTATATCTTATTGGACATTTATTCAGATAAGTATAAACAGTAATACTATTTACGACCATTGCGACGTACACTATTAGCTATTCTAAGTAATAATACGTTTATTTGCGCTAGGCTCCAGTCTGTTACACTTAGAATATAAGCTTTTGTAGCTTCAATTCCTCTGCCGTTTATAGACATATCGCTTATATAGCGCTCTGTAAATGCTTTCATCATATCATTACTGATATCTGGCATTTTTGTACCACGAATAGATTGCCTATAAGGTGGTAATGGGCATACTTCTGAGTATTCATGCTCGAAGAACAAGAATGCATCTGGATTATTACATATATTTTGTATTTCAATTGAGTCCTCAGATAATATTGTAAACTTACCTCTTTGAACAAGGTCATTCATAAGTAATGCAGAAGTAATTCTTAAACACGGTACTTCTCCTACTATATTGGCTAACAATTCATAGTTTTCTCCAATAATACGGTAGATTCCAGGATGGTTTAGTTTCATGACTTTTTGTTTATTTCTTTTTGAAAGTTATTTACTACTCCTGATATTGCAGACATACTTAGGTCTGGATATTTATCTAAGAGTTTACTTATCGCTTCAGATTCTGAGCGAGATTGATTAAGAATACTGATAAATTCAGTACGTTCGACTTTAGAGTCAAACCATGCAAAGTATCTTATACGCATTGTTGTTGATAGTTTCTTGCTTTTTTTTCAAGTTCTCGAAATTTTGTCTCGTCTTCAGGAGTTAAATTATTTGCATCTATAAGATGAATAATTTCAGTGCCTCTTGTTTCCCAAAAGAAGAATATATTTCTTACTTTAGAAATTCCTTCTTTATAGTGATACTTATTCTTGTAACACTGCGGTACTACAGAGTTGATACGTTGTACCAATTTCTCTTTCATTCTTAATTCCTTACTAGCCTTGTCTAGAGGTTCAGGAAGTTTTTCTCTGATAAATTTTATTAATCCCATTTCAAATTAATATTTATTGATTAAACTTAATTTAATTTGTAGTAAGTAGGTGACTCGAACACCTTATCTCTTAGTAATATCTAAGGCTTCACTACCATGCAAAGCTTACTTACTCCAGCTTTCTACGACATTAGCTTAGCCGTTAGATTACTTACGCTACTAAGCGAGTGTAATCTGTTACATAACTTGTATTGCCAGTTATCTGCTTATTGACCTATTCTATTTCCTCTTTGTCGCTGTCAAAACCATAATGCCCCAGGGTGCCGTTATACGATACGGTCAAACGGCAGCTAACGATTCTTTACTGCAACCGTGCAGGACAATCCGTTACTAGACTGGTTATATGTACACGTACATTTTCAGTTTGTTCTAGTTATTTTATTCAACTGCAAAAGGCGTGGAGCATAGGGGAGTCGAACCCCTGTCCAAACGATGATTTATAGACCTAACAGTCAATTAGTTTATAAGATTAATTAAAGTATAACTCACGTGCAGAATTAAGCCATCCTTCCAGCTTTATTATTTAACACTGTTCACAGCACTCTCTACAGGTAGGCCTTCGTTATGTTATACAATACTCCTGCTATTTTTATAATTAATCTTATTAGTGGATATGTAGCCGACCAAAGCTACATATCCTATGGTCTTGAGAATGGTTAGTTCTCTTTATTACTGATCTTGATGATACTCGAATAATGATATATGACGAAACATATATGATACAAGATACACATTATTCAGTCTGATTTGATATCTCGACTAAAGCAGTTCAGTACTATTACTAATACGGGACAATCTTATTGTCGCGATCTCAGACATATGATCAGTAGTACACAATAATTCCACACTAATGATACAAAGATACGTAGTATGACCTGTTAATTCAGGTCTTTGTGTCGTTCAATATACTTTCGGCCCGTAGGGCGCTATAGATATTCCTCCATAAACACTAAACTTGTTTAGATACAAAGATACTCAAGTTTGGAATCTCTTTTATTTTAGTTTTTTAGCCTGATTAACCGTTACGGTGGGGAATCAAACTATTCCAGCGATAAGACCAGGAATTGGGGAAGATTTCGTCAAGCTCGTTTTGAGACTTGTCGATATCTTTGTCAATATCAATGAGATCCTTGTCAAACTGCTTCTTCAGTGCCGGAGCTTCATCATTCCAGGCCGTAACTGGCTTCTTACCACTCTTCACTTCTTCTGCGAGATTGTGCAAGTCCTTCATATAGGTCTTCATTCTCTGGTTCACGCGGTTACTACGGCGTAACTGCAATGCTGCGGACTTCTCAGTGTATTCACACTTTTGAACCACGTCGATGAGTTCGTTCGTAAGTTTTTCCTTACGGCGCTCGGCAATCTTTTCAGCTGCTTTCTTTACTACGTCATCGGTTACTTTGTTCGCGTTAGAGATAGACTCTTGAATGTCATCACTCTCGTTGTTTACATCAAAGATGTTCAATTTGTTTTCTTCTGCCATTTTGATAAATTTTTAAATGTTTGATACTATCGTTATTAATCACGAAATAATTTCTATGAAATTACATTTTTTAAAATATCTTTCTCTAGCTTCATATACTGCTACAGTGATATTTATAGGATAAACTTCTATCGGCCTATATTTCTGTTTCTCACACCAATACATTGCTGCTTCAGTTGTGAGCTTCCCAAAGTAAGCTACAGCTCTAATTCTTTCTTGAATATTCTCTGTAGCATTTATTTTAACTAAGGGATTGGTTGACCTACCCATTGTGTAAAGATTCTCTACGTTCTTTGTTCAGCCTAATTTTGCGTTGGCGATAACTTTCTCTCTCACCTGCTTTTATAAGCTTACGATTACCGTATGATTCTTTACGCTTGTTAGTATTCTGTGATATCAATATAAGATATCTACTAACACGTTTTTCTTCTGCTTTCAACTCATTTTTGAGTTTATTAGCAGCTTCTTCACATACTTCTATGTAGTCCTGTCTAGAATTCTTCTCTAGTTTCTCTAGTCTAATAAATTCCTCTAGGACTTTTATTCTTTTAGTCTTACTCATTTTTGATAATTTTAAGATTAAAAAAGAACTATCTTGCTTATTCGTATATCTTATTCGCAAGTAACCCATATCCTTCTTCTGACCTAAGCATTATGCTTGGTTGACCGTTGTATAGTCCATTGTACTCTTGAATAGCAGTTTAGCACTACTAAACTTCCATTAGGGTTTTGGTTATAAATAGTTCTAGGTTGACTGAAATCCACCATACTAACAATTTAAATTAGTAATATATAACAGCGGGCGGATACTCTGGCGGAATATCCTCCTTGGACTGTTCAGGTTGCATTCTGAGTTTACACTCATGAGTACATTCACTACAGTTGATTTTATTATCAAGTGTAGGACATTCATTAGATATGGTCATTAACTCATTATAGCGTTTATATACTATGTTTTCAAAAGTATTTAACCATTCTTTTTTAATCACTTCTCCTATTTCCATGACTTTTTACGATTGTAAGGCTCCATTTTCTTATGCTTAGGCTTCTTTTTGAAGTCTTTTTGTTGCCTTTCGTAATCTTTTTCTGTTCTTGCCATATTAGTATAGTTTAAGAACAGAATTAAGTTCTCTTAGTATTTCTGGAAGTTTTGACAAACCGTAATCATGTAATATTAGCTTTACTTTACTGTTTGTATTTTCTGGAGTATTGATAATGATACGTAATGCTTTAGTTGTAATTTTATCTTCTTCATTAAGAAGATATTTTAATAAATCCTTACGAAATACTTCTTCATTCATTAATGATGGTGTGCCAATTTCATTAATGATATTACTACAAAGTTCACTTACAATTTTTACATTGGGTGTTAGAGAAGCTTTATCAGTATTTGTCGTAGGAGTCATTACTATTTTTTGTAGTAAAGCTTCAGATACTTCTTTATCGTCTAATATAGCAGCAGATATATCTTCAATCTTTGTACTAGTATTGTTAAAAACTAATTCTGCCATTTTTCTGATAATTTCATCATAATTCTTCTCAGGAGCTTCTCCATGGAAGGTAATAATAATTGCTTTCATTTTACTTTGATAGTTAATTAATAGTTATTTTAACTGTTATTGTATATTCATCTAATTCAGCATGAATAGCATCAGTAGGTAATTTACTGATAATAGGTAGTGGTGGATCTACCTTAATATTCATATCTGAATGAGATTTACATAAAGTTCTTGCTTTACTTAAAGGTATACCTAATATCTTAGTACACGCAAGTAAGTTTGCAAGATAGTGGTCTGTACCGAATTTTATTTCAGTGAGTTTACGACCTTCTTCTACTTTAATACGAGGCATTGGTTCCCTCCTTTGCTAATTTCTTTTTCATATTACTTAATGTTTTAAATTGTTAATATTATTGACGACGACCAGGATACTCTGGATTTTGTTTTAAGTTAGTATCAACTTACATTTGTTAATAAGATAACAACACTTTGTTTCTATGACTCTCTCTATAGTTTTAACTCATAAGCAGGATTGCTGTCAAACTTTCCTTATTGGAGTACCTGATTTTAACGTCTGCACGATTATAAATACAAATACGAGTATCTCGGATATTACCCGCTATTGCCGTATTCAAGGGAATAATATACGATATGCATTTACTTACGCCCCACAGGTTTGTCATCTTCTGAAAACGTATACTCTATCTTCACAGACTAAGTATACTTTTCATTTAAAAATTAAATTATGAACTAAATCAGAAAGTGAGGTTTATTACTTTATTCTCTCTTTACGAAAGTAGTATCTTTAGTATTGTCATAAGTGTTAGACAATTTATCTAATGAGTCTTTATAATGTTGACTTCTAGCTCCGCTCATTACCTTGTTATAAGTACTTCTGTTCGATTCATATATAGTCACAATGTCACTGTTAGACAATGAAGTTCCATGTTGCCTTAGTATATCTATTAAGACAACGTCTGGCATTGTAAGAAATACACTATCTATGTGATTATAGTGCTTTATATCCTCTCGAAACTGAAGAATTTCCTGTATTGTAGGTACATCTTCAGCATAAACTGTGTCAACACAAACTTGTTCTACGTTATCCTTTTCAGGATTGATGAGATTGCTAACTTTATCATGACAGATAAAAGTTAGTGTGCTAGCAACTAACATTCCTAATAGAATTAGGGTTGTTGCTAAACTCCAGGCTATTGCTGAGCCTCTTCCTCTTGAAGAATCTTGTAATTCATTTTCCATTTTTTGATAAATGTTTAATAGTTAATAAATATGAGAACTTAATCTATACCAAATATATGTTTCATATATAATGGTTTAAACGTTTTAGCTGTATATTCTGCGGCATCTTTACTAATAAATCGTAGATGAGTACCCACATTACCATTTGTCCCAATTAATGTACCACCAACTGTACCATGTTTTAATTGGTTTATTTTGTTTGTACTCTAGTATCCATGGTTTATTACCATTAGCAATAAAATTAATTGCTTGAGTAATAGTACATAGCTGTATATACAGTAGTACATGCTCCTCTAGTTTCCTACGCTTGTCAATAGGTTTAATACCTAATACTTTACAAGCACTTTTGTAATCTGTTACTTGTTCAAACATTTCTAATAAATTTTACGGTTTTGTTTGTAATTGTAAAGTTTCTGCGAAATAATTCTATATCTTCAGACAGTGACAAGTCTGTTTAAGTAACTATCAGTTATGTAAAATGCAGAGTCAAAGAAACTATTATAATTTATTATGCACAAATAGATTATAATAGTAAAACCACGTGGTAAGGGCACAGTTAGGTTCGCTGTGAGTGCACCCTTTAGTAGTAACTAACCAAAGCAAGTATAGATGGGAATAAGCTATTACCTCGATAGGCTTAATGAGGTACTTGACAGTCTGATACTAACTGAACAATAAGTATCTCTCTTAGTTATTTGCGCTTCACAGGCAAATGTAATATATTACGGTCAGATGTAATATTCTAAGTGTTATAAGTATAACATGATTCAGAAGTTCACTATTGCATTAGTATATGGAAGATTGTTATACTGCATGATTTTAAAGTCTGCACTAATATCTTGCTGGTTGCCTCTCTTAACTACAGCGCGAGTTAAGTGGACAGCTAAGAATATAAGCCCCACAAAGTTGACACTGATTCACACAGTGTAGAAATAGAGTAAGCGCATTAATATAGCCATGGAAAACACCACTATAAGCTATGCTAAGAGCTACGTACGATATGCCGTCTCATTTTCTCTTACTCTATTTAGCCCTAAGCGTAGGGTAGTCCTCAACTTATTATGTTCCGTTAGCTTAATATGGATTTGTAGAATACTAAGAGTAGTATTACTAGTATATTTATATGTGAATATAGGTATACTAGTTGCACTCATAAGGCAGCCTTCACGTGGCGAGTGTGTTAAGTAATAGGTTAAATAAATCTTCCAGTTTGTACCTATGAAAACTAATGCCTTAGCATTAAAGAAGACAGACTATTCTTATTCCCGGTCTGTCAGCGGTTACCTATGCGTGGATATTAATACTGCAATGGTTGAGCTCCTTGTGGTGCTTGTGTGAAGGTTGGTTGTTGACCTTGTGCTGTAGGAGCTGGAGCTGGTTGTACTACTTTTCCTCCAACTATTTCAGGTTCTGGAGTAGTTGGCATAAGCTGAGGAGCTTTATCTTCTTCAGCTGGTATACAATAAGCACTGAATGCTCTTTGTCCTACTTCTTCAGGAGAACCTCCACGTATCCATTGCTTTTCTCCGAATTCGTCAATGTAATATTGACAGAATATACGTAATGTGGTGTAAAGAATGGGTTTTCCACCTTTCGATACAAGTGAACCAGCTTTGATTGCTTCAGTAGCTGGTCGAGTTGCTGTTGCAGGTCTTGCTGGATGGTCTGACAGATGTTGTTTGTAGAACTTCTGTGGCGGACACCAGTCAATCCAACATCCTGTTACATACTGTAATTCTTCAGGAATTGGTTGGTCTGTTTGTGCTGCTCCTCCATGTTGAATTGACAATAATGGGGTAAGCATGTTTACAATGGGTTGAATGAAACAAGTAAATGTTTGTGGTTCTTCCCAAATACACATTACATTTTGAAGCTTAGCAACTACATATTTAGTGCCTGCATTTTGCTTGCCTGCTTCAACTGTTTTGATTAACGGTTCGATTAATTTATAACGTGCCATGACATGATACACTTAACCTGTACAGTGTTAGGTTTTTGGTGATTTGTAAATTATAGCTATATATTACTTGATGAGGTAATACATTGAAAATGGGAGAAGTGGAAGAATGTGGGTGAGTGGTACATCATCACCCATTCACTCAAACAATGGCAAACACTATGAATTCCTTCCTGCTTCCCCCAATGTTGAGCAGCTGTGGCTGATTTGCTTCCTGTGCGCAGCCTTTGTGTTAATACTGAGTACTGTGTACTATGTAATTGTATACATTATACTTCTTGAAGACGTGAGAATGTTATTTTAATACACCTTTTACACAATTCATTACTTGGTCGTTGTGTACGTATGGTTCTCATTGTCATTGAAGGTGATTCAACACACACATCCTCACAAGGAGCAATATATCCACATTGGTTATTTACTTCGTCTTTGTTCATAAACTGTAATGTTTAAATTGTTCTACTTTCCTACGCAATTCCACATTAGTACATGTGAACATTATGTAGCTTGATGCTACAGTCTCACTGTCATAATCCTCAGAATGTGAGATTACTTTGAATGACTCTTTAAGAATAAGCCAATCCCGTACGAATACCTTCCTGTAAGGATAGAAAGACAACATAATAAGCCAATAGCCTATATACAATTTGATTTTGTTAAGCATATTTATAAAGTTTTAGTTAATAATCAAACAAATAAGGGCTATTACAGCCCTTATATTAATCCCAATTGAACCATGCATCAGCATAATCTTCATCTAAATCAGATGGAGTAAACAAACAATCAGATAACATAATAAGTAAGATTTAGTTAATAATCCAATGATTGACAGTAGTGGTTGATTTGTATTCCGTTGCATTTTCATAAGTAAACATAACAGACCTACCGGGGACTTCCCGATTTCTAACAGGGGTGGGGGATTTGTTTTATGGTAGTCCACACACGCACTATTATCCACTATTAATTTTTTTACTAAAAAATTTATAATTTTTGTTAAAATTCTGTAATTATTCTTAATACTTACGTTATTAGTGATATGAATATAGAATACGAACCCATTTGATAAATCTGCGGAAATGTATAGTAGATCTACGCATATAGGTAATGCAGATGACGGATGGTCTGAGATAGTAAAGATAGGCAATAAGTATTATATGGTTCAGCAAGGATTACAAGAACACGAAGGGCATATATACATGAGCCAAGTAAAAATAACATTTATAGAAATTTTAGATTAATATGAAACTAATAGAATCTAGCGTACAGATAATTGAGGAGAAAGATCCTTATAAGATGATAGAGTTAGCAGGGAGGACATGCTACAGAAGCGAGAACAACATAACAGAAGATAGTGCTAAAGAGTTCGTAGACCGCATGATCAAGTTGGGGCATGGAGCTATGCTAGAACACGGCACTATTTATCTTACTATTGCTAAGACAGCTATGAACATTGGAGATCCTATATTCTATGTTAGAAATAAGTACTCTAAAGTAAATGAAGATGATTTATTCTATTATATAACTACTAATATGCGTGTTATAGTAGAGAATAATAGATTAGATGATTTACAATATCAAGTAGAGCCTACAGAGCATCATGAGATACGTATTACAGCGAAATTTATATGTGATAGAGGAGTAAGTCATGAGTTTGTAAGACATAGAGTATTTAGCTTTGCACAGGAGTCTCAAAGATATTGTAACTACTCTAAAGATAAATTTAATAATGAAATTACCTTTATTATGCCTTCTTGGTGGAATTATAACAGTTCTATTATAGAATCTGGAGAAAGATATTTCTGCGAAATATTACAGAAATGCGAAGACTATTATAAATCATTGCTTGATATGGGTTATAAACCTCAAGAAGCAAGAGTAGTACTACCTAATGCTACTAAAACAGAACTAGTAATGACAGGTTTTGAAAGTGATTGGGAAAATTTCTTTGAACTTAGATGTAGTAAAGCAGCTCATCCTGATGCACAGAAGTTAGCTAATGAGCTAAAAGAATTGTTAATAAATGTTAAAAAGTATTAACATTATAGCGTTAAATAACCATAAACAATGTTAATAAATGTTAAAGAAAAGGTAACATAAATAGCATATTAGACGTTTATAGGGGAGTAAGAGGGGTTAGGCTACTAATACAGACTAATAAGTTCTATATCATAAGTAAGCCATATATAACTACTCTTACTCTAGATAAATTAATTATACTACTTTACTTAAGATAATACATATGAATAAAGAAATTAAAGTTGATAAAGCTTACTCTGGAAAGATAATATATCATGGTAATAAACCTTATCAGTTAGTACCTGAGTTGCATAAAGGTATGTGTGAAGGTTGTAGTCTATATGATAGAAGCTGCCCTTCTAGAATTACCGGTTACTGTACTCAAGGTTATATACTAAAGAAAGTAATATTATGATACACAAAACAGAATATTATCCAAATACTCATGGACTAAAAAAATATATATAATAAATTATTAAGCCTAGGTGCAACTATAACCAATCATTTTGTAATAGAATATGATGATACTGTAAAACAAAAAGTAATATCGTCATATATAAGCGATGGTGAATCACCAGATATGGCTAAATATATAGTTGATTACTTTGAATATATTTATGAACACAGGTAAGAAGAATGATTTTCAGGATGGCAAATTAAGATGGGATCTACTACCATTAGAAGAGATTGAAGACATAGTAAAGCTTTATACAGCTGGTTCTATTAAGTATGGAGATAATAACTGGCAAGGCTTAGAAAACGGTTATCAACGTTATAAAGCAGCTATGTTAAGACACTTACTTGAGTATGAAAAGGGAAATAAGATTGATGAAGAAACTAAAGTAAATCATTTGGCTGCTGTAGCTTGGAATGCAATAGCTATGCTTTACTTAGATAAACACGGAAAGGGAAAAGTAAATGACAATAAATGATCCAGAATTAGCAAAGATAATAAAGAATAAGCTACCTATAGATATAAATGGTAAGCGATTTATAGTAGAACCATCTAAAGGAGGTAAGTGTGATGGGTGTTATTTTCAGAGTCAGTTAACTTGCCCAGTCAAAGCAGTTACTTATTGTACTTCTAATGGCGGTAATATATTTAAAATAAAGCAATAAAATGAGAACCTATTACTATACTTTACGTTATAGTATTAAACTAAGTTAAAGAATATGAACGAAGATAAAGTATTAGAAACAGTTTTAGAGAAACTTAATTATACCTTCTTAAAGGATGCATTGGTGAAGCCTTTAGATCCTATTATGGTTACTAAGGAAATTACAGAGCAAATTCCTACAGGAGAGAAGGATGAAGAAGGATATAATAAGTATGAAACAAAAACAGAAACAAAGGAAGTAGAATCTGAATGGGCTACTGGTATTGTTTTAGCATTGCCATCTTCATATAAAGAAGATGAATTAAATATCGGAGATAAGGTAGTATATAATAAGAAATTTGCTAAAGACTTCGATCTATTCAGAAACAGTCAATTAGTCAAAACGTACGACATAATAGCAATTTGTAAATAATCAATATTTATACATACATGAAATTTTTATTATAAATATTATGGATAAACCCTGGCTTAGGCTAGGGTTTTTCTTTATATATATACCTTAAATGTTAACAAATGTTAAAAAGTATTAACAAATTTTTAACATAACCGTTTTATGTTTAGTAGAACAACAATAGCTATTAAAAGTAAAAGTATGAAAAATTTAAAAGTAGTAAAAGAAGACGGATTCTTTAAGAAAGGTGATCTTCTTTCTTATAATGAAGAACTAGACGCATATACTCTTGATGTATACTGTGGTAATAAGTTTAGATCAGCAATGATAGATACTAATACTGCTGAAGAACTAGTAGAGAAAGAGATTATGGTAGAAGTAGATTCTATGCCTGATACTGTTAAAGATACTGTAGAGTTCTTAGAAGAGAAGATCAAAGAATATAAACAGAATCTTAAAGAAAACCAGGAGAAATTTGAAAAAGGAGAATTACAACCCTGTGTTAAAGTAGAATCCGAAACAGTACTTTACAATTTAATTAAATTTGCAGATAACGTTAAAGCTAGACTAGAAAATGAATAAATTGGTTAAAGGAGTATCTAAAACCGATTTATATAATGAATTTCTAAGAAGCCTTAATGGTATCCTTAAACTTACTGATAGGGAGTTAGAACTATTATCTACATTTATACAAATAGATATAAATACTCCTAAACTCCCTAATATCAGTAAGAATGTAATTAGTACTGAGAATAGAAAGTATATCAGAAAAACCCTTGGTATTACTCCAGATAACTTAAGTAGATATATTACTAAATTTAAGAATTCTGGTATACTTGTAAAAGGTAAAATTGAGGATGAAGTAATAGTTAATAAGGCTTTAATACCAGAAGTAATCGGTGATAGAGTACAAATAACTATAATTTTAAGATTGAATAAAGATGAAAATACAATCAACAATGCTTGAGCCTGGATCTATTATAGTTTGGAAAGATTATAGCTTACTTAAGAAGATTTGGTATAATATCTCAAGAAAGAATCTTCCTTATAATAAATTTACTCTTATTACTCAAAAAACAGAACTCTTAAGTATTAATGGTAATTTTGATAATGATACTGCTATATACGAACCTATACGTAAGTATAGTAAGTTAGAAGCAAATAAATTAGCCGTTATAACAGGTAGTTTACGTTATTCTAATAACTGGCTAGATATAGCTGACATTATTAATGTAATTAGACCAAATACTATAAGTGGACCTATTACTTTAGATGAATGTAAGTATTACAGGAGAATAAATTTCAATGAAAAATCAACCAAGTATATATACTAAATTAAGTAATAGATATAATCTACCATATCATGTTATTGAGGTAATATGCAATAGCCCATTTAGATTTGCTAATGAAGCTATTACAAATATGGAAGATAAAGCTATCAGATTCACATATTTAGGTAAAATTAAGTTAAAGAAGCAGTATGAAAAGAAAAATTGGCAAATACGATCCTGTAGTTTATCCTAGATTACTTTGGGTTGCTACTGAAATTACAGATCTAGATAAGATGTTTGTATTCTGTAATATAAATGATTTTACTAAAGAGAATCCAGATACCTATAAAAATCTAGTAGAAGATTATGAAACAGGATGTACTAGTGCTATGACAATACCAGTAATACACAAGAATTCAGGAAGATCTGGTGTATTAGTACTTATTTTTGATCTAGATAGTGATGATTTATCAAATACTATACCTCATGAGGCAACACATGTTACAGATTATATATTCGATAGTCTTGGACTATCAGCAGATGTTTTCAGCAGAAATGAATGCTATGCTTATTTACTTGGTTGGGCAGCAAGTTGTATCAGTAGTAGCGTAATTAAATTTAATGAGTAATGACAAAGGAAGAAAGTATAACGATGTGGAACATTGAGAAAAATAGTGCAGATAGTTCTACATTTACAAAGAAGATGAAGAAGTTATTCTCTAAAGTAGAAGAGTTGATAATGTCTGGAGAATTAATGTATGATCAGTTTAGTGGAGATATGTTAGATGCTGTAACTGATATGATTATAGAGAATACTAACAAAGAAACTACACTTGATAGAGCAGATCAGATAGATTACTTGTGTGATAAATTATATGAAAAATATACGCAGCAATATAACAACTCAGAGTCTAGAAAAGGAGATAGCGTAGTTTCAGGAGATACTACAGAAGTACAAAAATAATTCAGAGTATGTGAATCCAAATGTACCTTAGAAATTAGCTGAAAGTATACTATAGAGATTAAGTAAGGAATATTATTTAGGTTATAGAATTGACTAAAAAATTAGACATTATGAATAAATACGTTTTAGATAAAAGAAGATCAATAATAAAATTAAATACTGATACATTAGATGTAAAAAATATTGACACAGTATATGATATAGATTATGTGTGGGTTATTGATGAAGACGGCATTCTTGTAAGATCTGACAAAGAATATAAAGTAGAAAAAGGTGATGTAGTAATACTTATGTATCGTATTGGTAATGAAAAAGAAGGAGATTTAATTATTATTAATAACAACGATTTGAACAATTACTTTGAACGTAAAAAGAAATTCTTAGAAGAAATGGAAAAGCAAAAATGTACTGAAAAAGTTTGTAGTGATTGTGATCTAAAATGTGAATGTACTTCAAATTATTAATATGGATAAACTGTTAATAAACAAATACGGCAATAAAGTTCTATATGATACTGAAACTAATGCCATTAAAAATATACCCAGTGATTTTGATGTAAGAGGTGCGTTCTTTGCTAAATAGTCTGGACAAGTAATTACTGATACTGAGGTAATAAATTATAATGAAGGAGACCTAATACTGTGTTTTGTTAACTGGAATGGAGTAGATTATGATACTAAAGTAGTAGTATGCACTGATCTAGTAGCTAAAGATGACATTAGTAGATGGTTTGAAAGCTTAACTAAGAAAATAGAAGTTAATGAAACTATTTGATATTATAGGTGGTAAAGTAGTTATTCACTCAGATGCTTTAGGTATCCCATGCTTTAAAAAGGTATGGGATGCTGATAAGCCAGATAAAGAGCACGCCACTAAAGTAATTAGCTATATAGTGCTTATGAATAAATGGAATAGTCCGTATGTTCAGAGTATGGAAGCTGATAGTAGAGAGGAAAAGCTAAAAAAAGAAATATTTGGTGATGAAAACTACCAATTTACTGCTGAAGAGATTAGCTGTGAAAACGACTATAAAGCGTTCTGTTATACTCGTACGCTGGAGATGCTTGATAATATGAGACTGAAATTAGATAGCATCAGTAAGTACTATAAAGAATCGCTTGACGATACTCTAGATGAGAAGAAAATTAAAGACTTATTGGCTGGTATGACCTCTGTAGGTAATGTACTTAAAAGTATTGATACTCTAGAGAATATGGTTAAGGCCGAAGAGGTAGCTATGGGTAAAGTTAAAGGTGATGCTAAGGTTAATCCTTATGAGTTGGTGAAATAATACATTAATTTATAACCTAAATTAAACAATACGTTTTAAGAATAAACTAAGCAAATTATGAAAACAAAATTGATTATTACGTTTGATTTGACTAAAGATGGTGCAGACTTCTGGGAACAAGTTAAAGAAGTAGACGCTGTATTATGTAAGGTAGTTGTTAAGAAGCCTTGGTATAAGAGACTATTTAGTTGGTTCTAAATACACTTGCCATACGTAGAGGCAATTAAAATATATCTACGTGCACTGCCCTATGGTGTAATGGTTAGCACAGGAGGCTCTAACCCTCTTAGTCTGCGTTCGAGTCGTAGTGGGGCTACCAATTAAAATACCAGTCCTTTGAAACTATAATAGCAGAAGGAAACTTGTTGGATAGGTAGTTATCGTGAACAGGTAGTCTGGGGTAAACATCAGCCCAGGTAAGGAGTACTAAATATAAGGCGTATAAACCTCAGCTTAAGAAACTGAGTTGCAGTCACTGGAAATCTCCTTATAAGTAGTTTATCAGAAAAACTGTAATGTAGTATATTCAAACTGCACGTTAAATATTAAAGGATTTGGGCGCAGAAGTGCGATCCGTACTGATAAACTACTTAAAAATATTGAAGCTTTTGAGGAGCAACGTAACTTCCTAAGTCACTTACTATCTGATCAATAGTAAACACAGCTAATGAAGGACTGGATCGTAAGCCAGCGTGTTGACAGGTGTCACGTATAAACCTGTATATGCGGATTGGTGAAAAGGTATCATTGGTGGCTCATAACCATCGGTTCCCGTTCGAGTCGTGGGTCCGCACTATATGTTAAACATGTTTTTTATTTTAATAAGTTGGGAAGGGGTTCGTTGTGAAACGCGCCCCTTTTTTTAAAACAAATATGGTAGACTTTAATAAAAAGATAGTAAATAGTAATAAATTTCGTTAGGCAGCCATTAAGTTTATGGAAACGGGTTAGTATTGTCAATACCCGGAATCTACTTCAGAATACTTTAAATATTGGGACGAGGAAAGAAGAAGATGTATTGAAGGTTATACTGCTGATGATGGAGACTTTATCAGCGGATATAACTATTTTTATTTAAACTATTGCCCTATACAGAGAATAACAAACAAAACGTTTACTAGAGCAGATGGAACTACCTATAATAAGCGAATAAATGAAGTAAACTTCCCTGACTTTTGGGACTATGATTATTATTATTTTAGTGCAGTACAAGAGGCTGAAGAATAGGGTAAACATCTCTGTGTATTAAAATCTAGACGCCGTGGATATAGTTTTAAGGGAGGTTCTATGGCGTGCCGTAATTATTATCTTATTCCAAATAGTAAGACGTTTGTATATGCAGCCAACAAGTAGTATTTAACGGAAGATGGTATTCTTACTAAAGCATGGGACTATATGGACTTTATAGATAAGAATACCGCATGGGGTAAGAAGAGATCTGTTAATACTTAGATGCGTAAAAGAGCCGGTTTCTATATTAAAGATGAGTATGGAAATCAAATAGAAATGGGTTATAAATCAGAAATTACTGGCGTTACTCTGAAAGATAATCCTAGTTCTATTCGTGGTAAAAGAGCTAATCTTATCATGTTTGAAGAAGGGGGTAGTATGAGTGAACTAGATGCGGCATGGCAGATTGCTAGACCTTCTGTAGAAGTAGATGGTGTAGCTTTTGCTCCAATGATTATTTGGGGTACAGGAGGAGATGAAGATTCAAAGTTTGCCACACTAAAAGACATGTTTTATAACCCTAAAGGATATAACTGTTTAGAGTTTGACAACATTTGGGACGAAGCTGCAACTAGTACTAAATGTGGTTTTTTTGTTCCTCAATATACTAATATGGATATACGTGATGAACACGGAACTCGTCTTTATATGGATAATGACGGAAATACGCTATATAAACCAGCCATAGAGTATATATTAGCTGAGAGACAAAAAGTAATAGAAAACGCTACAAGTAATGCAGCAATAGACCGTTATGTTGCAGAAAGACCTATTACTCCTGCTGAGGCTATGCTAGAATTTAATGGTAATATATTCCCTAAAAAAGAATTATAGGAATAGCTATCTTTACTTAGAACTAATAAAAAATTATAGAATCACAAATAGGTAGGAGATTTAGTATAGCAACCTGATGGTACTATTAAATGGGTAATTAAAAAAAATGGTGATATAACACACTATCCGTTAAAGCAAGGAGAAGATCCAACTGGATCTATAGTAATATGGGAACATCCAAATAAGGATGCTAGCCCTGGACTTTATATAGCAGGTATTGACTCATATGACTATGATGAATCAAGTACTACATCTTTAGGTTCTTGTTTCATATATAAACGTATTTAGTCTATAGAACAGTATTCAGATATTATAGTAGCTGAGTATACTGGTAGACCTAAATCAGCAGAAGAGTTTTATGAAAATGTAAGGAAATTATTGTTATATTACAATGCTAGAGCAATGTATGAAAATCAAAATAAAGGCATATTTGTTTACTTTACTAATAAGCATTGTGATTACTTACTAGCTGACCAACCTGATATTATTAATGACATTGTTAGTAATTCTAAAGTAAATAGAAAAAAAGGTTGTCATATGAATAAACAGATTAAGCAATGGGGTTGGGGTCTTATAAAAGACTGGCTTAATGACATTAACGCTGACGGTAAAAAAAATCTATACAACATAATGTCAGAACCGCTATTAGAAGAGCTTATAGCTGCAAATGATGTAGTTAACGTAGATAGAGTGATGTCGTTGACACAAGTAATGATATATAGGGAACAGCTATATAACGTTAAAGTAAAAGAAGTAAAAAAATAGAATAGAAATAGGGTATTATTTGATGGCCCTATATTTACTCAACAGTGGTTTCGTGACGACGAAGCAGCTGATAATATAGAAGCATATATGTTTTAATTATGAGAAATATTAATCAATTTCCCTTATAGAGACTACCTATGTCTAAAAAGACTCAAGACTGGAAAGAAGCCTGTGTAGATTATATAGCTGGGCACAGTCAAGGTAGTTCTAGAGATGGTAATAATAGAAGCCGTAAAGAGGAAATGTAGACTTACTATGATCTTTATAATAGTATATATAATGAGAAAGATCTTAAGTATGTTACTAATCCATTCAAACAATAGGACGGATTTCCAGCTATGGCTCAAGACTATAATATAATAAAGCCAAAGATTGATTTACTTTTAGGAGAAGAGACTAAAAGACCGTTTAACTTCAGAGTAGTGCATACTAGTGATATAGCTACTAGTGAAATATAGGACAAAGCTAAACAAATGATTATTGACTATATTCAAGCAACAATCATGAGTAAACTAGGACCTGAAGAACAAACTAAATATCAAGAAGCATTACAGTCTGGAGAAATAATGACTCCTGAATAGATACAAAAGTATCTCAGTAAAGACTATAAAGATATTGCAGAAATAACTGCATATCACAGCCTTAATTATTTAAAGAATAAGTTAAATATTACTCATGAATTCTTTAAAGGATGGAAAGATGCACTAATAGGTGGAGAAGAAATATACTATGTAGGTATAGTAAATGGGGAACCTTGTTTACAGCGTATCAATCCAATATACTTTGACTATGATTCAGATACTTCTGACTTAGAGTTTATACATGATGCTCAATGGTGCTGTTATGAGATGATTATGTCTCTCACTGAAGTATATGATAGGTTATATGATAAAATGTCAGAAAAACAACTAAATGAGTTGCTAGATATGATGGATGATCGCTCTAAAGGTGGTGTAACTCCAGAAGTAAGAAAGACATCTTTAGACTATCCTCACATTAAAACTCACAGTATAAATAGTTTTAGTTCTAACCCTTTTGAAGAAGCTGATAATATACACGTATGGCATTGCTGTTGGAAATCTTTAAAGAAGATTGGTTTTGTTAATATAATCAATCCTGAAACAGGTATGCCAGAAGAGTATCAGGTAGATGAAACCTACAAAGAAACAGGTAACGAACTTGATGTTGAATGGAAATGGATTATTGAAGTATGGGAAGGATATAGAATAGGACAAGATCTATATGTTGGTATATAGCCTGTTGAGTACTAGCATATATCTGCTGATAATCCTAATGCTCAAAGATTACCATATACTGGAGTAATATATAACAATACTAATAGTAGACCACGTAGTCTTGTTAGTATGATGAAGCCACTACAATATATGTATATTGTACTATGGTATCGTCTTGAATTAGCTATGGCTAGAGATAAGGGTAAAGTAGTTACTATGGACATTACTTAGATACCTAAGTCTATGAATATAGATGTAGCTAAGTGGATGCATTATTTATCAGCTCTTGGAGTTAACTTTGTAAATCCTTATGAAGAAGGCTGGGATATTCCAGGTAGAGAAGGTGGTAAGCCTAGCCAATTCAATTAGATATCAGCGCTTGATCTTACTATGGCTAATACTATAGACTAGTACATTAATCTAATGGATAAAATAGAATCTATGTTATCTGAAATATCTGGAGTAAGTAAACAAAGAGAAGGTTCTATTTCATCTAATGAATTAGTAGGTAATGTAGAAAGATCTGTAGTATAGTCAGCTCATATTACTGAACCTTGGTTTTGGGTTCATAATCAGGTAAAAAAAGAATGTTTAACTATGTTATTAGACACAGCTAAACATGCTTGGAAAGACAATAAGACTAGTATACAGTATGTATTAGACGATGCTACTAGAGCATTTTTAACTCTATCAGATGATTTCTTCTATGAAGATATGGATATATTTGTAGAAGATACTACTAAGAATCAATAGTAGATAGAAGCTCTTAAGAACTTGATGCAACCTGCTATGCAAAATGGAGCTAGTTTACTTGATATAGTTGAGATTATTACTATGGATAATGTCACTATGATTAGAAGTAAATTAGAAGAAATAGAGCAGAAGAGAATAGAACAGCAACAAGCTATGGAACAAGCTCAAGCAGAACGTGAACAGCAAATGGCTCAGATTCAGAATGAAATTAAAGAAGAAGAGCTTATGCTTAAGGAAGCTGAAATGGATCTTAAGAAATATGAGATTGATTCTAATAATGCTACTAAGATTACTGTTGCTCAATTAAATGCTTATAGAGGTGCTGAAAATATGGATCAAGATGGTAACGGTTAGATAGATGTAGTAGAGATAGGAAATTAGGCACTACAACAGCAAAAGATTAATTCAGAAGCAGCTAGTAAACAGTTTGAGTTCAATAATAAGAAACGTGAAATGGAAATGAAACGTGAAATTGAGAATAAGAAGATTGAACTTGAAAAATAGAAAATGAAGCAAGAAATGGAATTGCAAAAGTAGAAAGACAAAGCTGCTATGGAACGTGAACAATTAAAAGCACGTACTGCAAAACAGAATAAAGTAGTAGGAGAGAAGTAATATGAAGATAATCAAGAATAAATTTATACCATTTAAAGGATATAAATTAATGAATTTCTTTGGTGTTATATTTCAGAGAAATGACGCTATTGTAACAGCGGATGAATATAATCATGAAAAGATACATCTAAAACAGATGTAGGAAATGCTTTGGATTCCTTTTTACTTATGGTATGGTATAGAATACCTATGTATAATGTTGTCCTGTAAATGGAATAAACAAAGCGATAAATATCATGACGTTAGCTTTGAAGAGGAAGCTCACAATAATGATAAAAACTTAAACTATTGTAAAGAGCGCAAGCACTATTCATGGTTTAAATATGTAAAAATAGGCAGTTATAAAAATAAAAAATAAGGAGGAATAAATTATGGCATGTGGAAAAGGCGGAAAGAAATCCGGTGGTAAAAAAGGTAAAGGCGGTAAATGATAAGATAAAACTTTATGGACAGAAATGAAACTATAAAACATCTTTAGGAAAAATATCCTGAAGATCTTAATGACAACTATAATTGTTATTGGTGGTATACTTGCGATTTAGATGGAAATGGTTTAAAGTATCATTTACTATTACGTGATAAGATAGCAAGGGTAGATGAAAAACCATTGATATCTCTTAGAGCTCATTCTTCTGATCCTAAAAGTCTTATTAATTTATTAGAGTTATATTTAGAAACGTGTAAATATTAACATGGATAAACAAGCATTTAAATAGAGAATGCAAAACCTAAAGTCTTACCGGGAAAATAATCCTGGTAAAGGCTATTGGGATTGGAGGAATAGTTTACCTGATAATCTTAAGTATACAGATGATACTGAATATAATATGCGAGGAGCATATGAATCAGGAGCTTAGCCTATTTTAGAAAATGACGGATTTTATCATTTGCCTACTAGAAATCCTCAAACAGGAGAAATATTAAAAACATCTTTACATCCTACATTCTGGAAAGGATTAGCAGAAGATGCTAAAATAGGTTACAATACTTACTTTGTTGGAGATAAAGTATATACTAAATCAAAAGAAGAAGGTCCTATAAACGTGTATGCAGATGGTGGAGAAGTAGCTCGTAAATCATTGAAAGATATACGAAAAGAATCAATCATAGAAGACAAATTGGACTATGATGTAATGTTGTAGAATCAAAATGCTTACTAGAAAGAATTCGCTACTAATTGGTATAAACAAAGAGCAAATAATCCTAAGTATAACTCTTAGCTAGGGGAAGGCAAATTAGATAAGATTTTATCAGATATAAATAAAGCTACTTGGAAGAATCCCACAGAAGCTATGAGAGATAACTTAATATCATAGGGTTATTCTCCTACAGATCAGAATATCAAATCTCAGTTACAAGCTATTGATGCTAAAGGTACTAAAGGATTTGCAGTACCTAGCATGTATTCATATTATGGAGCACCTAGAAATACATGGCATGAAGGTGTAGGTCACATAGTAGGAGATAACAATCCAGCTATTTTAGATTCTACTCCAAATATAAATATACCTAGTAATGATCCTTAGTATTCTGATTATGTAAATCAAGCTAATGAGAAACATGCATAGACTTGGGATTTTAGAGGTAAGAATTAGACTTTAAAGGACGATACTGGTAATTACTATATTGATCGTAATAGGCAACTTAGCTCTGATGATATATAGGAAATGATAGATAAAGGTGCTGCAATTCCTGATCAATGGAAAGATCTTACTACTCAGGATATATCAGATCTAACTAATACTTTCGCTTATAATTATGCAGAAGGAGGTGAAGTAGGTAATCCGGATGATGACTTTACTAAAGCTATTAATACTAAATTAGGTAGAACTCCTGATGGTAGACCAAAAGAACAAGGGCTTATTGATTGTTCTAGTCTAGGACCTAATAAATACTTAAATGAATGATCTAATAGACTATACAGGTATTATGCCGGTTTATCCCATACCTCTATATAAGTATGGTGGTATTCATATTAAGAAAAAGAATAGAGGTAAGTTTAATGCTCTAAAGAAAAGAACTGGTAAAACTACTGAGGAACTTACGCATAGTAAGAATCCTTTAACACGTAAAAGAGCAATATTTGCTTAGAACAGCAGACGTTGGAAACACAAAGGAAGAAAGAAAAAATAACAATCTAATTATATATAATTATGGATAGCAATACATTGAACGGTTTTGAAGTATTTGAAGAATTCATGCCAGGTAGTGTAATAAATAATAATACATCTATTAATGATAGTGATATTATAGATGGAGCAAGTGAAGAATTAACAGAAGAGGAATTAGAAGCTCTTACTAAAAAAGGTAAAGGTAGCTCTAATGATGATAAGGATGCTAAACAGGATAAAAAAGAAGACAAAGACAATAAATAGGATCCTGATGATGATTCTTCTAAGGATGATAAAGATAACAAGAATGATAAAGTAGATGATGATACTGTAATTGATACAGATAATCAGATAGACGATGATACTGAGGATAATGCAGTAGCTACATTCTTTGAAGCTTTATCAGATAAAATGGGTTGGGAATTAGATGAGGATGAAGAAATACCTCAAACTCCTGAAGAACTAGTAGAGTACTTCCAAGAGGTAATTGAAGAGAATTCAGTACCACAGTACGCTAGTGAAGAAGTAGAAGCACTGGATAAGTTTGTTAAAAATGGTGGTAATTTGAAGGATTATTTCCAAATTGATGGAGAGCTAGATCTAGAAGATTTTGAGATTGAAGACAATGAAGTAAATCAGAAATTAGTTATTAAGGAATTCCTTAAAGAAAAAGGGTTTAGTAGTAAGCAAATAGATAAGAAGCTTACTAAATATGAAGATGCTGGTTTACTTGAGGATGAAGCTACAGATGCATTAGAAGCTCTCAGAGACATTAGAGAGTAGAAGAAACAACAGCTATTAGAACAGCAAGAAAAGAGTGCTAACGAGCTTAAAAAGCGTCAACAGGAGTATTTTAACTCCGTTGTGACAGAAATAAAGGGCATGGATAATATTCGTGGAATTAAAATACCTCAAAAAGATAAATAGGCATTATTAGAATATATATTCAAACCCACAGCTGATGGAAAGACTCAGTATCAGAAAGACTATTCCAAAAGCGTGAAAAACTTACTCGAGTCTGCCTACTTTACTATGAAGGGTGATACTTTACTAAAGGCAGCAAAGAGCGAAGGCTCTACTGCGGCTATTAATAAATTTAAAAATAGCTTAAGTAAAACAGGAGTAAGTAGAAAGACTAGAAGACAGGATAACACTAGCACTGAGTCTATGTGGGATTCTTTTGCACGACAATTGCGTGTAGATTAAATAACAACTAAATTATAATTTACTAATATTTTATGGATAATAATATTCTTAATAACTTAGTTCTGTACAAAGGTAAGCGTTTCTCTGACCTGATTGATACGAATAATATTTCAGCAGCTTCGCAATAGAATCCGTATCAGGTTGCTACCGTGTTGTCTTATGTATTTGGAACTAAAGATAATGGTTACAATACTTCCCTTGACATGCTGACTGGCGGTCTTGGTAATGTAATGACTATTGATCAGCCGAGCTGGGAGTGGAATGTAATGATTGATGCAGATAGAGCTATTACCATTAGAGATGCTAAATGGAATGGAGCTGCTATTGAAGGCAATGCTACAGCTGGTTTAGGTAATACTCCTATTTATCTGTGGTTAGAAGAAAACTGGTTTGGTCCTACAGCTATTCTTGAACTGGATAATAAAGATTATCAGTTGCGTGTTGCTGGTGCTCCGTATCAGGATGGTAATCTGTGGGTTTATACTTGCTTTATTGCAGATGGTAATCCTGCTTCATATATACCTGCTAAATATTTGAAAGCTGGTTCTCAAGTATCTCGTCTTGCTTCTGCTGTTGAGGAATACAGTGAAGAAGGTGATATCCTGAACTATAGTACTCACTTTAAGATGCGTAACTACCTGACTACTATTCGTATTAATTACGATATTACAGGTTCTGCTTACTCTACAGTAATGGCTATTGCATTGCAAGATCCTAAGACTGGTAAGAAATCTTATTTGTGGGCTGACTATCAGGAATGGCTAGCTTTGCGTGAGTGGTATAAGAGATGCGAACGTATGCTTGTTTACATGAAATCTAATGTAAATAAGGATGGTTCTTGTAACTTGAAGGGTACTAATGGTCGTCCGGTATTTATTGGTGCTGGTTTGCTGGAACAGATTGCTCCGTCTAACAAGCGTATGTATACTAGATTGACTCCTGAATTGCTGGAAGATTTCTTGTTCGACCTGTCTTATAATGTACTTGGTACTAACGAACGTAAGTTTGTTGCTTTGACTGGTGAAATGGGTATGCGTGAATTTGACCGTATTTTGAAGGAAAAAGTAGCTACTATGAACCTTATGGATACTGTATTTGTAACTGGTTCTGGTGATAACCTGAAGTTCGGTGGTCAGTTTAAGACTTACCAAATGACTAATGGTATTGAGCTTACTTTGAAGTACTTCCCGTTGTATGATGATACTACTTATAATCGTCAGTTGCATCCGGTTACTCTGAAACCTCTGGAATCATATCGTATGACATTCCTTGATCTGGGTCGTCGTGATGGTGAAGCCAATATCGTTAAGGTAGTTCGTAAAGATCGTGAATTCGTAACTTGGTATACTGGTGGTGCTGTAGCTCCGTCTGGTTATGCTAACTCTAAGAATACACTGAGATCTAACGGTAAGGATGGCTATACGGTATTCTTCCTTGGAGAAATGGGAATAATGTTAAGGGATCCGCGTGCGTGTGGGGAACTAATCATGGAGGCAGAGGATTAACTTATAAATCTTCTTGGATATATGGGAGCCTTCGGGCTCCCCTTATACTAACTTGATAATCTAATATTTATATTATGGAAGTAATCGTTAGAATAATTAAAACAAACCCTTGGACTGGTATTACTAAATGGTCTACATGTTATGACTATATCAGTTCATACTGGACACGTTCTGGTAATTTATATACTGGTTTAAATGCAGAAGATGCAGCCAGATTAGAAAAAGAAATTGGTTATGCAGAAGGATAGCTTTCACCTGGCAGCAAATTTTGGGATACATTTGCTATTAAAATTGGTAGGAAAGATCTAATTCTGGATACAAACAGACCTGAAGATGAGCTTAAATATTTGTTTTTGAAAAAGCATAAGAGAGTAGCAGATGGGTTGAATAATGTTACATCTTCTACTGATTATGTCATTATTAATAAAGATAGCGAAGCTAAAGAAGTTAATAAGATTAACAAAATCAAACGTGAAGCATATAGAGAAATGGATAAGATGTCTATTGAAGATATGCGTAAGTGTCTTAGACTATATGGTATCAAATCTGATACATTGTCTAATGAAATGGTTGAAGCTAAGCTTAGTGAACAGATTGAAGCTGCACCTGATAAGTTTATAATGAAATGGGTAGAAAACCCAAATAAAGAAATTACTTTTGTTATTGAAGAAGCTATTGCTAAGAATATTATTCGTAAGAATAGAACTCAATACTTCTTTGGTACAGATCTGATTGGTAATGGTATAGATGATGTAATTGCTTATTTAAATAATAAGAAGAATCAAGACATTAAGCTTGCCATTATGGGAGAAATTAAATCTAAATAATGAAAATATCTGATTTACATAAGGCATTTAAAGTTCTCATGGATAAG